TATAGTATCTGGTCTGAGTCTATATAGAGTCTACCATTAACCCTGTTTCTATAGGGACTAAGCTTACCCTGTTCTATATAGCGATCTAACGTTCTTACTGTTACACCAAGTCTCTGGGCTGCGATCTTTCGCGAAACCAGCCCGCCAGTAGGTAAAGAGTCTGGCGCCGGGATATCTTGCTTCTTCATATGGTTATTTATACCTCAACCGTAGACAGCCTGGAACCCGGTGTCTATAAGCTTCTACCTAATGTCCGATTCCACAGCGGTCGCCCGACCCGAGGAATCCCGTTGCCCGCCCCGAGTCGAGAGGCGCACCACTCCGTAGTCCTTAAGTAGGACCAAGTGGGTCAGTCTGGGTCGGCTGGCTGCCGGCACTCCGTAGTCCCGGCTAGGTAGGGCTAGGCTGGCTGCGGTCCGGTCCTGCCTGTTTACTCCGTAGTCCCAGTGGGGGCAGGCTAGGTCTATATAGAGTAGGCTATAATAAGGAGACTGGTTATAGGTTGGGTCTGGTCTGGCTAGGTTAGTGCTATCCAAACTAGGGTTAGGCTTATTCTTTTTATTATTAATATAGGTAGGGGTAGAGACAAGAGTAGTCTAGATATAGGTAGTATTATTATTGGTAAAGAGCCGCCCCTTGGAGTTTAGAGGCGTGGAGAAGCCTAGACGGGGCTTTAGCAGGCTGTATAACCGGTTACCCAGCCGCAGCTATTAACCTGTAGGGTTGTACCGCCCGATGGAATATCATTATCAGTAACATGGTACCAGCTGTCGCCACCGAGAAAAGGCTGGGTCAAGGACTGGTCTAGCCAGATGCGGTCGACCTGCTGCCAAGCATCGCGCTGGACCCATACCGACTGGTTATACGGTCCGTTAAGTTGACACTGAGTTAGGCTTGGCTGGGTGATACGAACCAGTATTGCCTCGGGCTGGGCAATAGTTTCAATCGCTGCAATACCCGACGCGTTGTATTTTATTAGCTGGCTATCAATGCGATACCAGTTACCGTTAATTAAGGTAGCAATCTCTTGGCTTAGCCCACTGTCTAGATAGAGTCGAGTGCCAACGGCTAGGCTAGGGGTACTTGGCCATACTTGAGCAAAGCCTCCGCCGACCAGACCTAGCCAGTCATTAATATCGCCATCACCCTGTGCGCCAACAAATAGACTGTCAAATTCATAGCCGTATCGCAATTGTAGAGAGTTGGTACAGCTAATAGTTAGAGTAGCGGCTGCGCCACCTGCTCGGCGGCCTAATAGGGTATAGTAGTAGTTATGATTCATAGGTATAGAGACTTTGTTATAGCTATTTATTATCCGGATAAATAATAAGAAAAGAGTTCATCTCTATATGAAGGCAAAATCATTTAGCCAATTTATTACCGAAGACCACAACGATGATGCAGAGCAGCATCAGGTTTATCGCAGACTACAGGGGCTTGGGCTTGCTGACTCTCCACTTGACGGATTAGAGAAGATGCTGATACAGCGCCGCTGGAAATGGGAAAAGGTCGATAGCGACCGTACCTTTGCAATTGAGCTAACCCGATGGGAAGCTGAGTCGACCTATCTGTCGCGAATGGGTGCACGCCACCAAAAGAAATATCCTAATGTCTACTACTTTAGTGTAACTGATCTAGGAGCCGAGCCCGGTCAGGTTCGTATCCTATGGTATTCAAGTAAAGACTCTGTCAAGGAGGTGCCCGTTGCCGCAGAGCCAGAGGTAATAGTACGCAAGATTGAACAATTATTTGGTGAACGCAGTGCAGATTAATCGTCATACTATATCAGAAGCATTTTCATTCTCTACCTGGCAGAGGATCAATGCGCTAGGCCTTAGTGACGAGGGAATCACCACTAACCGGATTGATCTACACGGTCGACTACTAAGCAAAATTGTAGATGAAGACCTGTTTAAGCAGAAGCTGGTTGAGCTTGGGCTGGTAGTGCTAGTGGTTAAAGTATTTAGGACACGCACCCAACCTGTTGTACAGACAGTTGCAATCGCTGGGCCGGACGAGGCTTTTACTGAGCTAAATAACTGGTGGCGGGAACAAACTGGCCGTGACTGTCCAATCCATAATTATCTTGATCGGGCAATGTCAAATGGGTTCCTAGTTAAGGACAGGTGGTCACAAGCTGTGGCAGATGGCCAGGCCATTGCAAACGGTGCATTTAACGAAACTGGCTCAAAATTATAATAATTATGATAAAGAAATTAATACTAGTCTTGGCGCTAGCCTTAACGGGTTCTACCGCCCATGCACAGGTTGCACAAGACACAGTTAAGCTAACACCACAGGAACTATTTGAATTTAATTCAGAGTGGTTGGGCTTGGGCACAACACAGTCCTATATTGATTTTTCAAAGGATGTCCTAAATACATCAGATCTTTCGCTTGGTATAGTTGGCCGTAAGGTTTCAACTACCCTCAACCTGACCCTTAACAGGGCTTCAACTAGTGGTAAGTGGAGCCATGCTGGAATCCTATCCATAAATCCAGGTTGGAAATATTATGGTGTAGGCTATGGCCTTACCCGAAAGCGGGCCAATCGCAGCACAACCTTACAGGTAGTTGGCTCGGCCGACTTTGATTTTCAAAAAAATATTAACATTTCGCTAATCGATATGGTTAAAACCCGCCGCTTTGGTAACTTTGGTTATAACCTAACTGCAAGCCAAACCTTTTGGGGTACTTGGCAAGGCCCATGGCAAGGCGAATATACAGTAGATTCGCTAGGTAATTGGGTTGCTAACATCTATCCAACCATGCCGCCGTCTAGACAGCTAACCACACGTGCGATGATTGTCTATTCCTATCCGGTTAAATTAAGACGGGTTACCCTTTCACCACAACTTATTTTAGTTAGTGATATTCATAAATCATTTAGTGATGGTACTCTTAATATTAGTTATCTAGCAGATTTTAACATTGATGCCTATTATGGGGTACAGGCTGACTGGAAAATAGGCAAGCACTTTATCCTAAATAGCGGTCTTAGATTTAATAGCACAATTGAAAAAAACAGTCAAGATTTTAAAAAGAGTAATCCAATTCTTTTTTCAATCGGCACCGGCTTCTAGAAATAAATAATGTATATGAAACACGTATCAAACTTTGGAGGCTGGAAAGCCGAAAATAATATTAATGAAAGCTTGATTCTTACTATTCAAGCTGGTATTGTACTGGGTCTACTTGGTATAAAGGGCCTTATGCTGATTGTAAATAAGGTTGCACAAAGGGTTGGTGAAGGGATTGAACTGTCTAAATCTGAACTAAAATCCCTAGTCAACGACATTATCTCTGATATTAAAAAGGCAGATAAGGGTAACACCTCATTTGCTGAATTAGAGCGCGAACTAAAAAAGAGAATTGATAGTGGTGAAATTACTAAAGCCAAAGATATTATTCCTGTAATTAAAGAATTTACTAAATGAAACACTTAATGCTCTATGAAGAGTGGTGTGCAGCTGGTAAGTTAGACACCGATTCATATCAAATAGCCGAAGGCGATCTTTCTGATATACTACATTTTGTTGGTGATGTTGCAGCTGCAGTTGCCGATACAGTAGTACCTGGTTCGGGCGCTGTACTTGATGTTATTAATATGCTTTCCTATTGGGTGCAGGCTCACCTAGCAACAGACGGTCTTGAAAAAACCAAATACATACTTAGTGGTATAATTCAGGCATTTGCCATATTTGATCCAATTAATGCGCTTAGCACCATACTTAAAACTGGGCTTAACAAGGTAATTGGTGCAATTGCAACCAAGAGCCCAGCCACAATTGCTGCCGCCCGAATTGCAGCACGCCAAGTTGCAGATGGCCTAACTACACTGCTGGGAGCCTTAACTGGTTTTGCAACTAAAATGATAACTGGACTAAGCGGTTCAAAATTTGGCTCAGCTGTTGCATGGCTAAGTACAAAATTAGGCATGACTAATGTACTTGCCTGGTTAAAGACCTTTATTACCCAAACTGCGCCAACTTATATTAAACAGTTTTTGACCAGAATTCGCGATACCTTTAATCCAGCTCAAGCTGGTGCAAACACTGCTGCAACTGAATTTAATCAAATACTAAGCCGAAATATTGCAAAGACCGTTGTTAACTATGGTGCAGCTGATGCTATTCACCAAAAGGTATCGGCCTTTGCTCAAACCTGGAATAGTTCAATCCAAAATATTAAGAACTATCCAGATCCAAGGATTATTGCTAGGGACAATACGTATGTTGCGGCAAAACCATATCTTAAAGGACTAAACTAGACTTAATCCAAATTCTGTGTATAAGATAAATAACTACAAATAAATTTAACAATTTACAATGGCAACAATTAAATCATTTGAATCCTTTGTTAATGAAGGCCTAACCAATCAATACCTAACTCAACTTAATGAGGGGTTTGAAAAAGATAGCTATACATATCGCACAGAATCTACTAATTTAAGACCAATGCAATATTTTGACCAGGTTACCACGGTTTTGCAAACTGGAACTTTAACCAAAGGAAATATTCCACCATGGTTGGGTCGATATGGTAATTTTGAAGGAAAATCTGCTAACGAAATTTATCAAGTGTTAATGGCAAAGGAGGCCCTAATTGAAATAGATTTAATTATTACAGCTAAGGCTCAAAAAAGTAATACTGCAGAAGAGCTTATCAAATGGAAAGCTGACTCAACTAAGAATTTATTATATGCAATGGTTTTGCTTGATTTAAACTCAAATAATCGTGAAGCTTGGCGAAGCGCTCTAGACAAAGGTAGAACCTCTGTAATTGTTTCTGATATTGAAACAAAGAAAAAAATTACTAAACCAGGTTCTTCCGTAACTCCACCGGGTACACAATCTGCGCCAAATGCGCCAAATGCAACATCTGTTCCATTTAGTCATTCACAAGATAGTTCCAAAGGAGATGTGTTTGTAATTAATGAATGGATTTTAAGTGATTCATTTAAATCTGAGCTTGATGCTAGAATTCAAGATATTAAACAAACGGTTGATTTATTAAATCCGCCTTCGGGTAAGCCTAAAGCATTTTGCTCAAATATTGAAATTGAATCCAGTTGTTCAACTGCTCCAAATGGTACACCAAAATCTTCAACTGGCGCTTCAAAATATACAGGAACAAAAATCTCTTTTATGGATTTGTCTAAAGAGCGAGCAAATGCAATTTTAACATATCTTAAAACTGGATTATCTTCGGTTGGAGTTTTAATTGATACTGATACTAGAGTTACAATTAAAGCTGATGGTCAAAATGGAGATGGTACAAGCGGACCAGCTTGGAATAGTGTACCGGGTAATTCAAATGAAGAAAAACTTGCACAAGTTAAAAAATATCAAATGGCAAAGTTTGATTTTACAATTTTATTCAATGATACAACGACGTCAATTACTCCATCTGAGGAAACAAAACCCGAAGGTTCGGTTGTTCCGCCAGAAATGGTTGAAGTACCGGCTGGAGAATACAAATTGACTCTTGCAATTAACACATTTAGATTCCACTTGCCTGAAATTACTTTACCTAGAATCAAAATCAGACTTCCTAAATTAGGTAGCGGTCGACGTAATTGGGGTTCAACTAAATGTTATAAATTCTAATAGCTAATACTTTATTGTACAAAGCCGGGAAAATCTCTCGGCTTTTTTTGTATATTAGATATATGAAGAAGTTGCTAATTATAGGAATCTTTGCAATAAGTCCACTTGCAAAAGCACAGGTAAAAACCGATTCGGTTTATACTGTAATTCGTGAATTGGTTGCTCCATCTACCAAAATAACCAGAACTGCAAACCTTGATTCGGCTGCAGCATTTCACGCAAATTACCTAATCTCTGGTAAAAAGACTGGCCACTATGAAGAAGAGTGCCCTCTAACCAAAACCCCAATGCGCAGAGCAGAAAAGTTTGGAGATGAAGGCTTAGGTATCTATGAAGTATGCTGGGCTGGAACTCCAAAGTATGGAAATCTGCCAGCCTCAGTACGATCGGCCATCTACTATTTTAAACTTAGTGATAAACACTGGGATATTATGACTAAATCTGTCAGCCAATTTACTGAAATCAGATTTGGCTATAGCAGAATTGAAACTAAAGACTGGAGTGTATGCGTTATTATCTACTCAACTGGTCCAGAACCGGTTGGATCTAACAGATAAATAACTACAAACAAACACTAATGTACAATGTCAAACATTTTAAGATACCAAACTTGGTTAAATGAAAACCGTATCTTTGAAGCAGACGAAAGTCTCTTTATTGATTGGAGAGGAAAATTAAGCGGAACCTTTCCTAAATTAGGCTTAGCCGGAGACGGTAAACGTATAATTGGAATTGGCGCAAAATCTGGAAAAGAAGGCGCAATAGGAATAACCTTTGGTTCAGCGGCAAAGCGTGGAACTAAGTGGTCAGTAATTACACCACCTAAATCTACTCCGCCAGTTGCAACTACTCCACAATTAACACAGCCTACTATTACACCATCTGTTGATTTCAAAGGAACAGATTTTCCTTATCCAGATAATATTATTACCCCAAACTGGACTGTTGCACAAGGTGCAAAGACTCTATTTGATGGTTTTATTATAAACTTAGTTGACTATTTTAAATTAGATCCAACTCAAGCCAAAATTAATTTTAAATCAATTGCAATTGAAGGAGCAGCCGACGTTGCAAATGCAACACTAGATGTTCCAGCTGGATATACGAAGCTAGATCATAATTACGGTGGAGCTAAACCTAGTAACGAATTTCTTGCAGAGAATCGCGCACTTAAAATGAAAGAAGCAATTGTTAAAGCCCTAACTGCAAATGGCGGACTTACTCCAGAATTAGTTACTTTTATATCAGGTAAAATTACAACCACTTTTAAAACAGGTTTACCAAGAGGCGGTCGTTATGTTAAAATCACAACTGCAGCTACTCCATACGATGTAAAAACAGCAGGCACAGTAACTCCAGCCACAACTACGCCAGGAACAGAAACTCCAGGCCAAGTTGGACCTAGCGGAGAAACTTCTAAAACCTATTCAGTGCTAAACGATACGTTTTTAGGTTATTTCTTTGGAGACTCAAGTGCCTTTAAAATCGAGTCTAGCGCAATTACACCATTTAGACCAGATAAAAATGGTAATTCTGATTTCCAAAAGATTGAAATTTCAGCTTTACAAAATTGGGCTAAAGAATATTTAGGTGGTGAACTATTAAGTTCAAATGAAGTTGCTAATCTTACAGCAACAGTTAATTTTACAGAAAATGCAGCCGAAGTTTCATTTAACGTTCCAGCTGGAAAAGTTTTTGCTCCATCTTCTGATCAAGCAGATAATGCAAACAATTCTATTAAGTGTTCAGATGAAAATTCAAGCACTCTTTCTAGATATGGTTATGGAATGGGTCAGCGTGGAATGAAAACTGGATTTCCATTTGTAATATTCTATACTGCAATCGGTGACGGACAATGGGGAATATTAGAATTGCACTCAGTTTCAGTTGGACCAGAAAGCTTAATAATGTAATTTACTTATGCGATACATTAAACTCTTTGAAGATTTAGAACCATTTTATCAACCGAGCCTTAACCCAAGGGTTTGGGGAGTTACTGATGTAAATACTGCGCCTAGGATCCATCCAGGTTTAAGAAACAGACTACTTGTTATTGCGCAAGATTTCTATGAAGCCCTTAAAGTTGAAATTCCAATTGAGGATATCCACTTAACTGGCTCGCTTGCTAACTATAACTGGACCCAATACTCAGATTTTGATGTGCATGTTCTGTTTGATTTTACTAAAGTTAATGAAGATACTGCGCTAGTTAAAAAAGCACTAGACGGCCAACGATTTATGTGGAATCAGCGTCATCCAGTTCAAATCTTAAGTCATGATGTTGAACTCTATGCACAAGATATTAGTGAGCCACACATCGCAAGCGGTCTCTATTCCCTCTTAAAAGACGAGTGGATTACCATTCCTCGCTTTACTCCACCTTCAATTGATCCTAAAGACGTTAGTCGTAGAGTTGAAGCACTAGAAACTGAAATTGAAATGCTTGCTAAAGAGATTGCTACGAGCGATTTCGGGTTAATTCAGGAACCTCTAATCTCAAGAGTTGATTGGCTTAAAGAGAAAATCATGAAAGCTCGCAAGGATGGTCTAAGTGAACGAGGAGAGTTCTCAGTTGAGAACCTAACGTTTAAAGCGCTTAGAAATTCGGGCCATATTGAAAAACTAATTGACCTAGGCAAAGAAGCCTATCGACGTCGTCACTCAGACGGAAACCCTATTGTATAGTAGAGTAGAATATAGAATAAATCTCTATACTATGCGATCAAAAATTAAAGCCCTTTCGAATTTTGCACTATCAAGCATTTGGAATTTTGTCTTTACCTTATTAGGTATAAGCCTTGCACTTCGTTTTATTGCACTATTTGTTAAGTACTGTATATTACAAAATTAGTATGAAAGAATTCGACTATATCGAAATCGCTAAGTGGATTAACCGAATAGTCGAATCCTCTACCACTAACGCTCATCTTAAATGTTGCGAAAAGTTATTGGATCAATATCAAGATCTAATTATCAATCAACGGGATTCCCAATTGTGGACACTGCACCACCAAATTCGCAACCATATTTTTACCAAAGCCTGTAAAATTAAAGTATAATAATACTATGAAAATAGTGTACATGGAGCAGACCATTAATTGGCTTGCTCAAATAGATCCTGAGCGGGTCAATGAACTTATAAAAGCCAGTACTGTTAAAAAGACAGAATCTGGTATTAATTATTTAGTAATAGAAGAAGATGGAAACACAAACACAAAAGGCAATTAACGAAGCTCGTGAAATTATGGAAAGCTTTGATCCAAGTCCAGCAATGACAATTGGATTTGACTTGCCGACTTATACCCTAACCGCAGAGCAAATGATTAAAATCGCTGGAGCGCTTTACCTGGCTGATTGCGAAATTGGCGAACTCACAATTAATAAATGCAAATGTAACTAATATGCCAACTCTAATTAAAATACACCAAGACGGCCGAGAAGAATTTAAAGAGCAAGGCCAAAGAGTAGAGGCAATTGCCTGGAATGAAGACAAGACTTTTAAAGAAATTGTTGATTCAAAACCAGTTGTTGGCTGTTCTCTCTTAGTAGGATCAGTTACAGCTAGATCTTATTCAAGTCAAGATTATTGGTTAACGACAGTCGTAACTGAAATCTTAGAAGAGAAAAGAAATGCAGAAGGTCATTTAGAATTTGTAAAATTCAAGACCAAAAACTCAGATTATATCTTAACAAACAGATAAAATGAAAGTAATATTTTTAGACCACGACGGAGTTATTTGCTTAGCAACTGAATGGGGCGGCAGATTTAAAAAACAACAGAAGCACGGCAAAAAACTAAGTCAATCAGTTTTGTCTCTTCCGGTAGATTGTAGGTTTGATAACTTTAATAAGAAAGCTATTCTAATCTTAAATGAAATTATCCAAGAAACTGGTGCAGAAATTGTTGTAAGTTCAGATTGGAAAAGTTGGGCTACATGTGAAGAGATGGGAGAGTATTATGAAGCTAAAGGAATTGCTAAGAAACCTATTGCGTTTACTCCATTTTTTAGAGATCTTCAGGCTGAAGGTAAAATACCCGGATATGATGATTTTGTGTGGGACAGAAAATTTCAATTGGAGCAAGAAAGACATTTTGAAATCCTTGAATGGTTAAAGGAAAATCAGGGGGTAACACATTGGGTAGCAATAGACGATTTGAATATGGGTATACCTGTTAGCACACATCATTATGGTGATTTTGATAGAGAATGGGGTTTAACAAATTTTGTTTGGACACCTCAGGAATCTGAAGGAATTAAACAATCGGGTAAGAAAGAATCAATTTTAAAATTTTTAAAAGATGGGAACTAATTATTATAGAATTCCGACTGAATCGGAAATGCAAGAGCGTAAAGCTCGTTTAGAAAAGCGTATTCAAGAATTAGAGATGACGGCTGGAAATATTGAACGCAAATTTAATACGATTCCAACTCATGATTCAGATTATGTTTGGGAATATGAAACTCCATGGGACGAGTTTTGTAATAATACTAATATTCATTTAGGAAAACGCAGCAGCGGCTGGAAGTTTAGCTGGAATTTCCATAAGAATAAGTTTTACAATAACAAAGAAACCTTATTGGCCTTTATTAGAGCGGGCCGAATTATTGATGAATATGGTACAGAACTTCCAGCCGAAGAATTTATTGAAATGGCCATGGATTGGGGTCAACCCGATGGATTGATCGCAGATGAAGCTTACCTAAGAAAGTACGAACGTAATATTGGTAATTGGCAAGACTATGTGGATCGGGACATTGACGGGCTTAGGGTTTCTTCTTCAACTGAATTCTGTTAAAATTAACTAGACCCTAGTCAATAATTAAAGTATAATACAGTATGGAAAACCAAGAAGTTTTAATATGTGAATGTCACTCAACTGATCATCAGATCCTATTTATGTGGGAACATGATCCATTTATCGATGATCAATTGGCTTTTATGCACATACACCTATCGAATTACCGAGGTTTTTGGCAAAGACTTCGGTATGGCTTAGCCTATGCTTTTGGTAGAAAGAGCCGCTTTGGGGCTTTTGATGAAATTATCTTAGATCCAAAGGATGCTGATAAACTACAAAGGGTAGTTAATCACCTCAAAAATATAAAGAAACAACGTGAAAAGAAAGTTAAGAGAACTGTTTGATAATCTTGCTAAAAAAGCAGGATATGTAACAGTTGCCGAGGCTGAGAAGCTTGTAATAGACCAGCGCGAAAGATGCGCGGTTAGAGCAAGTCAAAGATTCCAACATGCTAAAAGTAATAGAGACATGTTTGGTGCAGTAATAAACACATGGTTAGTAACAGAAAAACAAGACTAGAAAACATGCAAATTGCCCTAATTGCACACGATGGAAAGAAAGCCGAAATGGTTGCTTTCCTAATGGAAAATCGTGAAGCACTTAACGGAATTAATCTTATCTCAACCGGTACTACCGGAAAATTTGTTGAGCAGGCAGGACTTAAGGTAACGCGAGTCCTGTCCGGCCCAATGGGTGGAGACGCCCAAATTGCAGCTAAGATTGCTGAAAAAGAAATCGAAGCAGTAATATTTTTTAGAGATCCACTAAATGCCCATCCACACGAACCAGATGTTCAAATGTTAATGCGTATTTGTGATGTACATAATATCCCCCTTGCAACAAATCCTAGTTGTGCTCGCCTTATCTTAAAAGGCCTACATAGTAATTGATAAATATTTACAGTTATGCAATTTATAGAATTTTATATTACCACTTATAACTCTACAACAGAAAGAGTTATTGAAACTATCCTTGTTCAACTAGCTGATGCTGGCATGGTTAAAAAGTGGAAGACTCATGCAAGTGATTCAACTCTGCACTGGCAAGTAATTGGCAGCTGGGCTGCATATTCAACGGTTTCAGCAGTCGATAAGAAGAAATTTATTTCAGAAGCAGAACCAGTCTCCTTTAGCTTAGAGCACTTCGAGGAAGATTAATAAACATAGTGTTAATGATTTGATAATCCTAAAACAGATTATCGGATTGGCAAAGCCAATAGATAACCTTATATGATTAGTACCAAATTAACTATAGTTATTCCATGTAAAAACGAGGGCAATACAATTTATGCCTGCCTACTTGCTATCTCAAACCAAGTAGATTCCAACAACCTTTCCATTATTATTGCAGATAGTTCAGATAATCAAGAGTCTCTTGATATTTTAGCTAAGTGCAAATCTGATTTTAAAAATCTAGATATTCAAGTAGTGAATGGCGGATTTCCAGCTCAAGCCAGATTAAATGGTTCTTATCTAGTTAAAACCGATTATCTACTCTTTTTAGATGCAGATATTATGCTAACTGATATTAATACACTAATACAGTCTATAATCCATTGCTGCTCTAACCCACATATTGATTTACTTACAATACCTTTTTACACAGATCCTAAGTGGAACTGGGCTTTTAGAGCGTTTAAATTCTGTCAAATGATTGGACCACCATTTGCAATAGGCGGCTTTCAATTATGGAAAACCTCAGCCTATTGGAAAACTGGCGGTTATAATCCAGCTGAAATATTTGCAGAAGACTATTCAATTTCTTCTAAAGTAGATCGAGCTAATTTTAAAATGCTAAAGTCTAGTCTTGCATATACTTCGCCAAGACGATTTGAAAATAAAGGTATCTTTTATATGTTTAAGTTAATGATCTTAAGTTATATTAACCGAAATAAACCAGACTTTTTTAAAAAACACCATGATTATTGGACATGACCTATCAATCTATAATAGTATCTGACCTACACTTAGGAACAAAAGATTCTAAATGCGAAGAGTTCTTGGAATTCTTAGATACACATAAAACCCATCAGCTAATTCTTAATGGAGACATTATAGATGGTTGGGCCATTAATAGAGGAGGCAAGTGGAGAAAAGAACACACTAAAGTTCTTGGTAAATTATTAAGACTTTCAAATGATATTCAAATTATTTGGATTAGAGGAAATCATGACGAGTTCTTAACTGAATTTATTGGTAATGCCTTTGGTGGAATTGAATTTAGAGAAGACTATACTCTACAATATTCTGAATGGATTGAATCTGATGTATGGCAGCGCAAAAGTTATTACGTTTTTCATGGAGATGTTATTGATGTTTTTATTACTAACTATAAATGGTTAGCCAAAATTGGAGCAGTCGGATACGACTTTGCACTATGGTTAAATCGTATCTACAATGGATATAGAAAATGGAGAAATCTTCCATATCAATCAATTTCTCAGAAAATAAAGGCTGGAGTTAAAGTTGCAACCAATTATGTTAATGATTTTGAAGTAACAGCTCTGCGCATGGCAGAAAAGAAAGGCTGTCATGGAGTTATTTGTGGTCATATCCACCAACCAGCTGACCGCTATATCAATGGTCACCACTACCTAAACTCTGGAGACTGGGTTGAAAACATGTCTGCTATCTTAATTGATAACAAGGGACAGGTTAAATTATATCAAGCTTAAACTCTTTCAGCGTACACCAGTATAATAATCCATGAAATGGAAGAAATATAACTGGACTTTCCTTGTTACATGGGTACTTGTCCTAATTACAGCGGGCTTTCTTTGGGGTAAGCTAATCGCCTGGCTAACGTCTTAGTCAAACCTAATAGTATTGGGTATATTAATTTAAATTACGTCTAAACGATGGCATCAACAAAAGAAATTAGTAAGAAATACCAGCTGCTTGATGAGATCGAGCACGTCCTAAAAAGACCTGGCATGTATATCGGTTCAACCAAACCTCATACAAGTCAGGAGTGGATCCTTAAAGATGGTATGTATGAGAAAGAGGAATTGACTTACAATCCCGGCTTTCTAAAGTTATTTGATGAGATTATCTCAAACTCAGTCGACGAGCATAAACGCTCAGGTAAAATTAACCAGATCAAAGTTGTTATTAAAGACAACCTTATTTCAGTTTGGGATAATGGCGGAATTCCAGTAGTTCAGCATCCAGAACATAAAGTCTGGATTCCTGAATTAATCTTTTCTAACCTTAGAGCTGGCTCTAATTTTAATGATGATGAAGGTAGAATTGTAGCTGGAACAAATGGAGTTGGTGCATCGCTGGTTAATATTTTTTCTAATAAGTTTAAGATTGAAACAGCCGATGGTAAAAAGAGACTAGTTCAGCTCTTTACCAAAAACATGTCAGTTAAGGGTGTTGCAAAGATTTCTGCATCAACTCAAGGTTTTACTGAAATTTCATATGAAACAGATTTAAGCAGATTTGAAATGAAATCTCTTGATGAAGCTCATATTAAAATGATGCGTAAGCGTGTTATTGATATTGCAGCAGCAAATCCGGGTCTTAAGCTAGAATTTAATGGCGAGAAATTTAGATTTAAAAATTTCAAAGAATACGTTGAGCTCTATGTTCAAGCTCCAGTTTGGGAAAAGGGCGAGCATTGGGAATTTGCAGTTGGCCATTCAAAAGATGGCTATCAATCTATTTCATTTGTTAATTCAATTGAAACTAAAGATGGCGGTACCCATGAAAACTATATCTTAAATCAGGTAATTGAAGACCTAAGAGTCTTAATTAAAAAGAAACATAAGGTTGAAGTTAAACCTTCGGAAATTCGTAATCATGTTTTCTTATTCATAAACTGTACAGTAATTAATCCAGCGTTTTCTTCTCAAACCAAAGAAAAACTAATTACTGAACCTAAAGAATTTGGAACAGCTCATACTGTTTCAGACAAATTTGCTAAAGCAGTTTTTGCATCAGAGATAATTGAATCCTTATTAGATTGGATTCAACAAAAGAAACAGGCTGAAGAGAGAGCCGAACTACGTAAACTTAATAAATCTCTTGCAACAACTAAAGTTCTTAAGTTAATTGATGCTAAAAGCAAGGACAGAAGCCAGTGTTCGCTTGGAATATTTGAAGGTATGTCTGCTCTATCAGCTGTTCGTAAGTTTAGAGATCCTCAGGTATTTGGAGCATTTCCACTTAAAGGTAAATTTCTTAATGTAAGTGAGATGAAGAATACTGAAGTTATTAAGAACGAAGAAGTAGTTCAGCTGATGGCATCGTTAGGTATTAAATTAGGAGAAGATCCCAAGGAAATGCGTTATAATAAAATCCTAATCTATACTGATGCTGATCCAGACGGAGACTCTATTGCCGGTTTGCTAATTAACTTTTTTAATAGGTATTGGCCAGAATTAGTAACAGAAGGCAAGGTCTTTAAAGTAATGACTCCGCTTGTTGTTGCAAAGAAAGGTAAAGAAATCATGCCATTTTATACAGCCGATTCTTATTTAAAATGGGAAGCTAAAACTAAAATGACAGGCTGGACAGTTGAATACAAAAAAGGTCTTGCTGCACTTGAAGATGCAGAGTATCGAGAGATTATTCATAACCCAAATTTAGTACAATTAACTAACGATAAACAGGCAGCGAAATCACTAGACGACTGGTTCGGAAATGATTCAGCTCCTCGAAAAGCACGTCTTTTACAATTTTCAATATGATGATTAAAGCAGAATTAAAATCAGTATCTCAATTTCTAGATCAAGACTATGCAGCCTATGGTATGTACACTCTTGAAAACAGAGCAATTCCTTCAGTTATAGATGGATTTAAGCCAACTCAGCGTAAAATTATTTTTATTGCAGATAAAGTTTGGAAAGGTTCTAATGATAAACCCCTAAAGATATTTCAACTCGGCGGCCGAATTGCAGCAGATGCTCACTATCATCATGGAGATGGATCGCTTAATGGAGCTATTATTGGAATGGCTCAATCATTTAAAAACTCCCTTCCATTATTAGATGAGGTTGGTCAATTTGGATCAATGCGATCTCCTGAAGCAGGTGCTGCTCGTTATATTTCAACCAAACTTACTCCAAATTTTAGATTACTCTATAAAGATTTTGAACTATTAACTTCGCAAATCGAAGAAGGTAATGAAATCGAACCTAAATATTTCTTACCAATTATTCCAACTGTCCTCCTAAATGGAAGTTCAGGTATTGCAGTAGGTTTTGCTACAAATATTTTAAATAGAAATCCTGCTCAATTAATAGAAGCTTGCACTAAAGTATTAGATGGTAAAAAGATTGGAGAATTACTTCCATGGTTTAAGGATTTTAATGGGCCAATCTCTAGAATCGGGGATAACCAATATCAATTTAAAGGAGTTGCTCGAGTAGTTAATACAACAACCGTTGAAATTACCGAGTTACCTCCATCAATGACATTCCAAAAATACGAGAACCATTTAAATAATTTACAAGAGCGTGGAGTTATTTTCTCATATGAAGATAACTGTTCAAACGGAATTTCATATACCCTTAAATTTCAACGAGCTAGCCTTGCTGACTTGATTGCAAAAGATAAATTAGAGACAACTCTTAAATTAGTAGAAACTGATAGTGAGAATTTAACATGTCTAGATGAAAGAGGAAAACTTAAAATATTTTCAAGTCTACCGGAATTAGTTGAGTACTTTGTTAAATTTCGTTTAGCTTATTATGATAAACGCAAGGCCTACTTAATTGATACACTAGAAAAAGATTTAGTGTATCTTTCAAATAGAGCCAGATTTATTAAGATGATTATTGATGGTAAACTTAAATTAGGTAATCGCCCAAAACAAGAAATCGTTTTAGAATTAGATGAGCTTAAGTTTGACCGTATCAATTCAGGCTTTGACTACTTGCTAAGCATGCAAATTCAAACTTTAACTAAAGAGAAATACGAACAGTTAGTAAATGAAGTTAAAGAAAAATCTGCAGAATTGGTAACTGTAAAAAAGACTGCACCAATTGATATGTATAGAACCGATCTTGCAGAATTAAAGAAAAATCTTAAGACTAAATAATGAAGTTTTTAAATCAACACCCTATCAAGAAATCTGATCTTGGATTTCATGGTAATTTATTTGGAGGTAAACTCCTAGCCTGGATTGATGCAGCTGCAGCCGGTTATGCAATGGAATATGCACATAATCGTAGAATGGTTACAGTTAAAATTGATGAATGTATCTTTAAAAAGCCAGCCAAAGAGGGCAGTCTACTTAAAATTTATGGTTCTATAACAAAGGTCGGCAATACCAGTATTACTCTATACATAGAGGCAAGATCATTTAATGTCTATACCCACGAAGAAGATATTGTCTTGTCTACGCATATTACGTTTGTTAGAATAGATGAAGACGGTAGCCCTATTCCAATTTCAGATAAGGTTCGAAACGGCTTTCATTATGAAGTAGCAGCCAAAGATAAATAATACTGAAAAAAGAACTATTAATATGTCATTAGTAACTAGCTTCGATAAATTTAATGTAAACGAAGAAGAAATTGAAACTCCTACTCCAGCCCCGGCTGAAGATCCAATGGCTGAACCTGCTGCTTCTGAAGAAGTTAAAGTAGAAGAGCCTGCTGCTGAAGAAGCTCCAACCGAAGAAGTTAAAGCGGACGAACCTCAAGCTGAAGAACACGAATACTATTTTACATGGTATGGCTGGGTTCCTAGTTATGGAGATTTTGACCAAGACTGGATGTCAGTTAAAGCAAAATCAGATAGCGAAGCAATTGAAAAATTATCTGAATACAAACCACTTCAATATTCAAAAGGTGGAGTTGGTCTTGATACACTAGACGGAGAAAAACCTAAAGGCGCATCTGTTGGTGGATGGGACGAACAAGAAGATGGTTCTAAAATTGCAAAATCTTATGAAGTAGATTTTAAAAACAAGAAATTTGTTCTTAATGTTACTACATATCCAAAGGATCACTTTGCTAATCCTAAAGAAAACCCTAAAAAGAATGAAAAACAGGACGTTGAACCATTCTTTAGTGGAGAAACTAAAACTAATGAAGGAATGGATTCTATGATGGAAGTTTCTCTTGAAGAGAAGTACGATACATTTGTAGAGTCAATTCGCAAAAGTGGTAAAGGTGCAAAGATTACCTTAACGCCAAACGATATTATTGTTGAATTTGGATTTGATTATCCAGATGAATTAGCTGAACTTGCATTCGATATGGCTGATCAAACAGGTATATCAAGCAGAGAACTTTCAGTTTGCGCAGAATCTAGCGGACACAAATCTATTAAAATCAATACGGTTAATGGAGGTCCTAAAAACTGGAGAATGCTAAATAGATACGGGCGTCGTTAATCAGTGCCAAAGGTATTATCATATAACGAGTGGGCTGATCTTAAGCAAGCCAATCATGTAAACCACGATGGCTATTTAGACTCATCTCCCAATAATACAAACCCTTACAATATTATTCCTTCTGCTGACATTACAATGGATGGCGTTAGCAGAAGGCTTAAACTTACCCCCGAAAAAGGCGATTCTATTATAGCTGAACCAAACTCAGGTTCATATAATTTCGGAGACTCTAGCTGGGTACTAGAAATTCCTCAAGATTAAGTTAATCTAATTCAAGTTTTTTAGTATAATAGTTTAGATACTAATTATAACTATATGAAACTTGGACACTGGTTTTGCGAAATGGTTGGAATTAAAATTAGATCGTTTTATTTAGGCGACCTATATTTTACCATTACCAAAGATTCCCCTTACTATTCATCTGGCAATGATGTTTTAAACACCCTACATTTTAAATTTCTAGGCCTTTATTTTGCCAGTCGGCTAAAGAAGCGAAAAACTAAAGCTGGTTTTAGGAAAAATCAAAAATTAATTAAGATTTTTGAATCTACATGTGGAGTTATTGTTGGTAATTATCAAGTTAAAGATAACTCTAGCAATACATATGATGATTGGGCTTTACCGGATGCAGTTGTTACCATACAGGATAAAAAATTAGTTGGCACACTAAGCGATTGTTACTGGCTTTTAGAGAAATCTGTAGTAGTTTGCGAAGAGTTCCCAAGTGCAGGCTATTCAATGACTGATAATATGTGGGTAGGCTGGTCTCATAGAGCAAAGGCCGGCTTTAAAAAGGGTGATCGTCTTTTTGATGAAACCTATAAACCAATCGAATCTGATTATACACAAGCTGAGTGGAAAAACTGGAAAGTTAAATTTCAAAAGGCAATCAATAAAGCTGACGATCTTGAAAAGAAGTGGATTATTGAAGATGGTATGTCTTATGTAATACCATTTAAACAAAGAGGGCCAAAGATTATTGAAACAAATCAGGAAGCTAAACAGGCAGCAATTAATTTTTCTAAATACGTATCATAATATGAAATTAACAACCGAATTCCAATCAATTAGAGATTGGGCAGAAGAAAAAGGAATCTACTCTAAAGGGGATCCTAAAACACAATACATTAAACTATGCGAAGAGATGGGAGAGCTGGCTCAATCTATCTTAAAGCAGGACGAAGCCGAATTTAAAGACGCAATTGGAGATTGTGTTGTAGTCTTAACAAACTTAGCCAAATTAAAGGGTTATACAATTGAAGAGTGCATTAACGGATCATATGATGTTATTGCAAAGCGTACAGGCAAAATGGTTAATGGAACATTTGTTAAAGAACAAAACTAATAATGAAACAATATAAACTTTTCTCAATTGACGGTCGTCCACTTGCAAACGAAATTTGCGAACATCTTTCAACCCTAACTGACTCTGATATTAGAGTCGGTAAATTTAAAATTGATCAATTCTCAGATGGAGAATTTAGTCCACAGTTTTTAGAATCAATTAGAGACAAGTCTGTATTTTTAACAACTACTTTAACTAGTTCAGACGCTATTATTAAATTAGTACTTTCAATTGATGCAGCAAAGCGCGCATCTGCATCTGAGATTATTATAGTACTTCCATACCTTGCATATTCGCGACAAGATCGAAGAGAAGGCCATCGCGGTTCAATTGGCGGAAAGGCAATTGCTGATCTTATTAAAAACGCAGGCGCCAATAAAGCAATCTTGTTTGATCTACACTCAGAACAGATTCAGGGTTTCTTTGATATGCCGGTTGAACATATTCCAGGCTGGGTTGCATTTACTGAGTATGTAAAAGAATTGGATCCAACTTGTGATTGGACTGTATGTTCTCCAGATGCAGGCGGTGTTAAACGAGCAATGCGGTTTTATCAACACTTTGTTAAAACACATGAGACTGCAACCTTTTCAATGTTATCTAAACTAAGGGACAAGCCAAATTCAATTGAACGAATGGATCTGATTGGAGATGTTAATGGTCGATGTGTAATCTTAATTGATGATATGGTTGATACTGGCGGAACTCTTCTACTTGCCGCAAAACTGCTAAAAGAAGCAGGAGCCCTAAAGGTTCATGCAATCTGTACGCATGGAGTTTTATCTGGCCCTGCATATGACCGACTAAGCGGAGAAAATGGTCAATATCTAGATTCGTTAGTTATTAGTACTTCAATTCCATCTAATTTTCACGATAAAATAAAAACCGTAAGCTGTGCTCAGCCCATTGCTAAAACTATTTTTGCAATGACTAGATCTGTATCTGTAGCACAAACTCTATTACCACTATGAAGAAATTAATTTTTATCCTATGCTTTTTGCCAAGCTTGGCAGGAGCACAAACCCAAACCTATTCCTTAAATGGAATGTTAAATATCGGTAACCGTGCAGGTTATCTGGTCGGAACAAAGGCAGAATACAAATCAAAGGACACTGACCAAATCGGTTTAGTTAGCAATGCATCAGGTCAAATTCAATATGCATCAGTCAATGACGCAATGCTATTACAGAGAAGAGATATTAACCTTTCTGTGTATGGCTGGAAGACTCTGGATAAGGTACAGTCACTTATATTTTTTAGTGAAGGTGAACATTCATATACCAGAAAGGTTGAATTCAGGGTGACCGGAGGAGCTGGTTATAAAAAGGTTCTAGTTGATGCTCCAGGTAAAAAGATTGAAGTTTCGCAAGCCATTACAACAGAACAACTTCAATTAATTGACGGCAATCGTAGCTGGACTATTCGCAGTTCAACTAGAGGTAAACTTGTGTTGGGTACAGACACTAAATTAACAATCATTGCCACCATACAGCCGCCCCTTGCCTCTAATACTGGAGCAGACGTTAAGAACAATATGGTAGGTCGAGTTATTGCTCAATTGGAGCACCCCTTATCAAAAAGTCTGTCATTTTCAGTTAGTAGCGATATAAACTATCAAACATATCAGTCTTGGGTTAAACCAGACGTTAAACCTTACGACGGAGTTATTCAGCTTGGCCTAATGTGGAAGCCGAATAAATAATCCTATATGACAACTGCCAGTCGACTAGAACATCCACGTATTAAAGCATTTATTAATCACGTAAAGTCTGAATGTAAACGTACTGGAATTAGGGTCGAACTAAGAAACGTAAGATACTTAATGCTGGGTCACGGCATGAAGTGTTCGGGATATTTCGATGAAGCAAACCGCAAGTTAGTAGTTGCAATGCTAAATCCAGTCGCAGTTGAGGTCTTGGTCCATGAATTTGGTCACTTTACCCAATGGGACGAAAATATTCCAATTTGGAAAGAAGCCGGCTTTGCAATGGGTCATATTGAAGAGTGGCTAAACGGAAAAACTAAGCGCAGTATTGAAAAGTGGATGGCTCTATCTAGGGATCTTGAACTTGATAATGAAAAGCGTAGCGTTCAGCTAATCAAAGACTTTAACCTTCCGATTAATATAGAAAAATATACTAGATGTGCTAACGCGTATGTTCTTTTCTATAATTGGATGCTTACTTCAAGAAAATGGTGTAAGCCCGGTAATACCCCATACTCAAATAAAGCTGTAGTCGCAGCATGCTCCCCTAAATTCAATATGAGATACGATCAGCTCTCTGCAAAGATGAGATTGGCCTTTGAAGAGTCAGGAATTTAAAACCAAGTAACATAATTAGGTATAATACCTTTATAAAAACACACACAATACAATACAAATGAAAAACGGAACAGTAAAATTCTTCAACGCTGAAAAAGGCTTTGGATTTATTAAAGAAGACAATGGACAAGAAATTTTTGTACATTCAACAGGTTTACAAGAAGACATTCGCGAGAATGACACAGTAACCTTTGACGTACAAGATGGTAAAAAAGGTTTAAACGCAGTTAACGTTAAACTAGTTCAAAACTAAAAACAAAACACAATAAAAAAACAACACATATGAAAAACTACGTAATCGTAATGCTTCTAGTTGCTGCAGTAGGAATTACTGCATGTGGAAATGGTTCAGCTGGTGCTGATGCTACAGCTGTTGACTCTACTCAAGTAGATTCAGCATGTTGCGCAACAGACTCAACTGCAGCTGTAGACACAGCCACTGCTACCAAGTAATCAAGAGTTAATATACTCGGAGTTAAAAGGGAAACTATTTGTTTCCCTTTTTTTGTTTCTGGCGTCAAGTAACACAAATAAACCAGATAAATAATAAGAAAAGGTCTAGATTTAAAATGAAACAGTGGCTAAAAACCCTCCTATTCGCCGTGCTATGTCTCTCGGCAAGCTCAATTTACGCTCAAACAGGTCCTCCAGCTCCATCTTCGGGTGCTTGGGTCTTGATTGACACCAACTACACAGTTGGATCATCTCTGCTTGGTCAAACCAAAGCACGAATTACTTACAAAAATAATACCTCAACCCTAGTAACAGGTCTTCAATTTAGAGTATTCTATGATAAGACTGCATTTACTGGTGCTACTGTCGCTGCAGTAACTTCAGCGTCAAACGAAGTTCTGTCGTATGTAACTGATTCAGTTAATGGATTTATTACAATTACGCTTGTTTATACAGGTTCAAGCAGCACATGGACGCTAGCTGAAGGTGAAACTTTTGAAATTACATTTACCCATGCGACAAATTCTACATTCCAAGCACTAACTGCAATTTCAAACTTAACTTGGTCTGCAACCAGTGGAAACTCTTTCCCTAAGTTATTGGCAAAGCAAGATGGTACAGATGGTACACTAAGCCAACACAACTATGGTGGTATCTTTGTAAGACCATCTCTTAATTACCATGGTACATTTACCAACGTAACTGGTTCAGGTTCAAAGAATATTATTGTTCAACTACAGCAACGTCCAAAGACTGGTGGTACTTGGTCAACTATTAAAATGGATACGACTGCTGTATCTGGAGCATTTGCATTTAATAATGTAGTTGTCGATACTACTTACTTTAATGCACGATTATATGTTAAAGGTGATACGTTAACCGTAGGTAATACAATCTCTACAGCAGATGCTGCTAAAGTAAACCAATATGTATTAGGACAAGCAACTCCAACTGGATTTGATTACTATGCAGCTGACGTAAACTCAGATAATACAATTTCAATTACAGATGCCTATGGTATCTATGGTAGATTAGCTGGAAGATTTACAGCATGGCCAAACAGTACGCCAGATGTTAAATTCTTTACTGCGGCTCAATACACAACCATCAATGGTTCATCTACAAACTATACTTCATCAATTGCAGGTATAACTGATATTACATTTAATATTGTCGCAGGTCAACCTGATTCTGTAACATTCTATGTATTAGGTAAAGGTGATGCAAATGGAACAGGATTCCATATGGCACGTGTAACCCCTATTCAAATTATTAATCCTAATAATGCGCCAAACCATATTATCGATGTAACAACTGAATATGATAATGCTAATCAATTAGGAACAATTGAAGTAAACATGCCAACACTATCGGTTGAGGCTGGAAATTTAGTTAATGTTCCTGTTAAAATTTTAGCAACCAATACTCAAATCAGTGCTCTGCAATTAGCAATGAAATACGATCCACTTCTATTAGAATTTAAATCTCTTTCTGCTGAAGCTGGAGTAGCTCATTGGTTATCATTTGTAAATCCATCAGATGGAACAATCGAATGGGGAGCTTCTGACTTTACTACAACTAATCCACTAAGTGACGGGCAAACTGCAATTAATATTCAATTTAAAGCGTTAGTTCCTCAAAATCAATGGAATAAAAGCCCACTCTATGTAACTCGTAAATTTGCAGGTGTTGCTGGTACTCTTAGAGATTTAAATATTACACCAACCGATGGAATTATTCAAGTATTAATTGTTAATCCTGGATTTGGCAATCAATTAATCGAAAACGAATTGATGCAAGTTAGATTAGCGCCAAACCCAACTAGAGATCAGGTTGCAGTAACATTTAATATTATAGAAGATGCACTGGTGAATCTTACATTTAGAGATCACCTAGGTCAACCTATTAAAACTTTAGTTAATCAGTTTATGCCAGCTGGAACCTATACCTACACTACAAATTTAGGTCATGTTCCCGATGGAATTTACTATGCAATTCTTTGGTCTGGTAAGAAGGTTGCATCAGCAAAGGAAATAGTTTTAAAGTAATTAAATAATAAAAAAATAATTAAACAATGTCTGAAGAAACAGAAAACGACGGCACTTGGTCAGGTCTTAAGAAGACCCTAATCGGAACAATTTCAACTGTTGTGCTAGCAGGTGGAACATACTTAACTACTACTCTTTTTGGTGGTGATGACAAAGAAGAAACTAAAACTGAACAGGCTGCCCCGGCTCCTGTTATAGTTAATGTTCAACAAAATCAAGAGAATACTCAAAAACAGCAAAACAATGGTGGTACCACAACTATCATCAAAGAAAGAGTTATAGAGAAAGCTCCTGCAGCAGAGCCAGCCGCTCCTAAAAAAGAGGCTAAGAAAGAAGAAGATTCTTGGTAATTAAAAAAATAAAAACTATTAACATGGCTAAATTAGAAAAAACAAAACCGAATTTCTTTAAACGTATGTTTATGGATGATAACGATATCAATGAAAAATCAATCGTAGGCTTTGGTGCTTTCTTAGTAATGGTTATTGCATTTGGAGTTGACATTTACACAGGTGTTAAAGGTATGCCTTTCGAAATTAATGAATTTATTTTTGATGGTTTTATGGTTATTACCTTAGGTGCATTTGGTATAGCATCAGTTGACAAATATCTAACTGGAAAGAATAAACCAGGTTCTTCTGACGAAGAAACTCCGGTAGAATAAAAAATAGCAAACTTTATGGAGAAGGTATATTCTTTCTTTAAAGAAAACTGGAAAATAATCTTACTGGCAACCGTTTGGTTTGGTGGGTTGGGATTTATTGCCTATAAACTTGGAATATGAAAAAGTTAATCGTAATTTGCACCATGCTGTTATTGACAGTGTGCGCTCAAGCTCAAACAATTGGTTCAACTAAAACTGAAACCTACCAGGCTGATTTTGAAAAGAAGCAGTCAATAAACCTTGTTGCAAATTACGATGATACTATTGTAATTCCAATTCAAGTATTAAAAATTGGTATTAACGAAGAGTTATATGAGATGTACCCTGAATTAAAGGATAATCGAGTAGGTCTTGGTGTTGCCAATATTGTTCTTGAATTTTTAGAATCGACTGACCGATTTAAATTCACAGAGGACAGGGAAGAGATTAAACAAAAAATGATTGCTCAACAAAAAGCATCAGATAAAGGAGTCTCAGCGAATACTATTCAAGTAAAAGGCAATGTTATTCTTGCTAAATACTTTGTTTATATCGAAGTTTATGATTTTGCAATATCAGAAGATGAAGAAATTCAAGTTTCTAGTGCAGAAGTTAAACAAAAAACTACAATCGGCCTTCAAGTAAGATTTGTAGACGCTGAAACAGGCGAAATTATTACTGGCTCAGGGCTTGGTGAAGCAATTACTGTTAAGAAAGCAAGTCTATTGGATGGCGTTGACGAGGTTAAGTTTAACCAATCAACAATCGGTATATCGACTAAGAAATCCCTTGAGACTGCTGCTTCACGTGTAGTGAGTAAGTTGATCAAAAAGGGAGTCTTTAGACGATGAGATCTCTGTTCTTAATACTATTGTTATCTGCTTTTACCTCTTTGGTAAAAGCTCAAAGCTACATTTATCAATATGTAGATCCATGTACAAAGAATATTAAATTTGTATCTGTTCCACTTAGTGGTGCAAATGTCGCCGTAACATATTATGGCCAAGTTGGAACATTTAGTAATGCAGATTTTAGCAATGGTAATTTTATATCATGGTTAAATCAAACTTCTGGCTCAAATGCTGGTAAACCATGCGATCAGGCTACAACTCAAGCAGTTAACTCAACTAACTTAATCGTTACAAATAACATCATTTCAACCTTAACTAATATTACATCAGTTTCAATGATGGCAGCAAGTCTTTCATCAAATGTTGCAGGGACAGTCGGCGGTAATCTTGGAAATACTGTAAGCAATGGATCTTCCGGCGATGGTTCAGGAAACGGTAGCGGCGATGGAAAAAAAGACGATAAGAAAAATAGTAGCGGAAATGGAAACAGCGGCAGTGGTAATAACAATAATTCTAATGGTTCCTCTGGTTCTAGTGGGAATACTCAGTCTAGTGGTTCAACTGGATCAACAAATAATCAAGGAAATGGCTCATCTAATAATAACGGAGGAAATACAACAGGTTCTAGCGGAAATACTGGAAGCGGAAACACTGGATCAGGTTCAGGTTCTGGTCAAGCAGGTGGAAACCCTGCTTCAGGCTCGGGAGGAAGCGGTTCAGGTTCAAGTGGTTCAACTCAAGGAGGAGGTTCATCGTCTCAGCCGCCTGTAGGTAATACGGGATCAACTGGGTCAACCGGAACTGGCGGTAATGGTAACACTAATGGCGGCGGAACGGGATCAGCTGGGGGTACAGGAAACACCACAGAAACAGGCGGAGCAACCCAGTCTAGTTCAAGTAGCGGAAGCGGCGGAACTGCAAATTCTGTATCAAATGCAGCTGAAGCAACATCAAGTGGAGGCGGTAGTTCTAGCGGCGGCGGAAGTTCAAAAAATGGAGATAAAAACCGAGCAAGAACTGGTGCTCTTATTGGAACTGGCGATATTGTAGCTGTACGTAGCGCAGAAGAGGGAGAAAAGGATCAATTTAAGTTTACGATGAGTATGACTAAATCTAATACTAAAAACACCTTTGCTAGAGGATTCTTAGGAAACTTTACTACTCAAATTAATAATTCAAACGTTACGTTCTATGGTGCATGGACCTTGCCTAAGAGTAAAACAACTATTATTGTTGCAAACTCATCAATGATAAATCCAGATAGAGACTTTTTTAATACTACAACTTTACTTTCGTCAAAGAGATTTACAAAACTGTCACTTATGGGCGGTCTTAACTTTACAGCTGGTGCAATTGGAGAAACTGGTTTTCAAAACTTATCAGCAGTCGGCGGTGGATTTTATATGTTTAATGCAGGTAAAAAAATAACAGCAACTCTCCTGGTACTTGGAGTCTATTCTCCATTTACACAATTCTATGAAGGAAATTGGTGGAGTTCAGGTCTATTGGTAGTTCCATTTAGTTCATGGGATTATTCAATTACAAAGAAATTTAAATTTAATATAAGTTTCTCGGGAACTTATGAAATGAATAAAAATATGCTTAACTATCAGATCTTAACCGGTGGTAAAGTTATGCTTTAAAAAATCAAATACTATGAAAAAGTTATTATTAGTTTTATCAACCCTTACTCTACTTTCTTTTACTGAACCTTGTTATAAAGTAACAAGCGTTATCGCAAGTGCAGATGCGCCTGATATGAAAAAAGAAAGAGTAATCTTTGGAATTAAACAATTAGCAGAAGAAATTGTTTCAGAAAAATATACAATTTGCAGCGACGGTTCGCCAATTACAGTTGATCTTTTTTCAATAGAGGCTCCAACTACTGGCGTTTCAATCGGACCTTTTACTGCAATTAAGAAAGAAACTATTATTAAAGTTAAAATTACCAAAGATGGTAAAGAATATATTGGAGAAGGCACAGCTAAAACCACGGTTAAATCTACCTTAATTGAATTAAAAGACGAGAATCTTCCATTTGAAAAAACAACTTTCGCTAGTGCAGTAAAGAAAAGTTTATTAGACGCAGTTAGCAAAATGTAATTATGTTTAAAAAACAACTCTACATATTATTAGGACTTGTCCTATTCTTAATTCCAGCACTAGGTTTTGCGCAAGCAACAACAGTTAATCTTGGAACAAGTAGTAGTGGGGTTGTATCAGTTAGCTTTAATACATGGACCAAAGTTGATCCAAACATATCAATAACAGCAAACGGAACAATTAGCGGGTTCAGGGTTCAAATATCTCAAGCCTATACAAGTGGTGCAAGCGGAGATCAATTAAGATCTACAGCAACTCTGCCATCGGGAATATCGGTTGCGGCATTTAATACAACAACTGGAGTCTTAGCATTTAGCGGTTCTACTACTGCCTCTAATTGGCAAACTGTGTTAAGCGGAGTTGAGTTTAGATCAACTACTTCAACCTGCTATGCCCTACAAAGAAGAATTACTTTTGTAGCAGGTACAGTATTTTATAATCCATTAACTGAACACTTCTATGAATATGTTTCAGGTAGTACATCTTGGACTAATTCCTATACGGCAGCCTCTGCTAAATCATATTTTGGCCGAGCTGGATATTTAGCAACAATGATGTCAGAAGCAGAAAATAATTTTGTTTGGAAGTTAATGGCAAACGATGCTTGGATGGGAGCGTCTGATGATTATAACTATATTAATACAGCAAAGGGTTCAACTGTTTATGCTAGTCAATCGGCAGCTGAAGGTAAGTGGCACTGGGTAACTGGTCCAGAAAAAGGTCAAAACTTTTCAAACGGAAATACCCCAAGCACAACCTTAGTATCGGGTATGTATCATAAATGGGCAGGCGGCGAGCCTAATGGTACATCAGAAGCTTTTGGTCAATTCTATTCTTCAAATAATGGCCAATGGAATGACTTAGCCAATAGCACTCTACCTGGTTATATTTGTGAATATGGAGATATGCCTGGAGATATTACATCAAGTACTACAATATTAACCCGAAGTATTGAGATTAGCGGAGCATCGAGCGGTTATATTTCAGGTGGAGATATTAATGTTTGTTCAGGTTCAAATAGTACAACCCTAACTCTTAATAGTTATACTGGAAGTATTGTAAGATGGGAATCTTCTTTTGATAACTTCTTTACTGCAGGTACTACAATTTCAAGTACGTCCGCTAGCATCACAGTTACTAACTTAACTAAGACTACATATTATAGAGCAATTGTAAATTCAACTAGCCCAACTACTTGTTCAGGTTTAGCAACATCGAGTAGCGCTCTATCAGTTAAGCCAACAACCGCTGGCTCGGTATTCGCAGCAAACAATTCAATTTGTGCAGGCGGTCAAGCTGAACTAACCTTATCTGGTCAACAGGGTAATATTAATAAATGGCAAAGGTCAACTGATAATGTTAACTGGACTGATATTACAAATACGACTGCAAGTTTAACTCAAACTCTTAATACAGCAGGTACCTATTATTATAGAGCACAGGTGCAAACACCAAACTGTGGAAGTGCAGTTAATACTAGTGCTAAGACCATTACCGTTACATCGGGAACTCCGCCAGTCGGAGGATCAGTTTCATCTGCAGTTCATGCAACCGCAACCAATTCAGGTACGCTAACGCTTAGTGGACATACCGGAACTATTGTTAAATGGCAACGTTCGGCAAATGATGGAGTAACGTGGACAGATATTACAAATACCTCTACGACCAATTCATATTCAAATCAAACCGATGGTGTTTTGTATAGAGCTCAATTACAAAATGGAACATGTGGATTTACATTTTCAACTGCAGGAATAATTACAGTTGCACCATTTACATATTCCGGAACTGTTTACAATTCAGAGGTAATCGTTTTTCCAAACGTTGAAGTTAAACTATATTCTAAACTTAAATCTGATCTAACCTATTCTTTTAATAGTTCGTCTACTACTAATGCAAGCGGAGTATACTCATTCACAACTTCTCTAAGTGTAAACAAATATGATTTTAGAGTGTCAATTGAATCTATTACAACTACAATTCCAACATCGACTGATGCTCAAACATTTACCAATAAGATTTTAACACAAACATTTAACTCAAAGGATTACTATAGAATTGACGCAAATAATAATAACTCATTATCAATTACAGATGTGTTCTTAATTTATTCTAAAGTTAACTCTACTATTTTAACTTGGCCAAATTCAACACCAGACTATAGAATATTCTCGGCAACCCAATGGTCTACTATTAATAGTGGAACAGCTAACATGAAATCTACTTTACCTGGACAACAATCGCTGCTAATAGATGGGCCAGTTTCAGGTGGAACAACTAACTTTTATATAGTTAGAACTGGAATTCGCCAGTAATCCAATCCAATTTTCATAGTATAATAACTAAAATAATCAATCGTAATGATAGATTTAAAGGAAGTATCTATTGCCTGGTTTAGATCGTTTAACCCAACTCCTGAACAAAGGGCAACAGCAGACGAACGACTCGCTATTTGTGAAGCCTGTCCAGAATCAAAAGTTAATCAATTAAATATTCACTATTGCGGTGCATGCGGCTGTCCTCTTAACAAGAAAATTTTCTCACCAAAGGGGCCAAGTGCATGTCCTCAGCAAAAATGGCCCCAATAAGGGTATATTAATCGTAAATGGCAAAGTTAAACATACAGTTATTCAAAGAAACAATGGACGAGTTTAAAGACAAGATCGAAAATGATCCGTTTAGAACTGGCGAAATTCTTCGTGATCAATATCCCGATGAAATTTCAGAAATGTTAGAATTGCTATTTTGGGCAAAGGGCGCTAGGGAAGTAACATTTAAAGTTTCCAAAGATTCCGATGACCTACTTAAAGTTGAAATCTTAAACAGAAAATAAAATGCCACCAGAATTTTACACAGAAGCAGACATTGAAAATGCTCAAGCAAACGCACCAATAGATTACAATAAAGTATTTAGGGGTTCAACTTATACCGAAACCGAATTAGGTAAATTGTTACTTGAAATTTGGGAAAACCGTAATTGGTTTAGTACAAAGGATATTGATGCGATACGTAATCAATTAAAAGAAGATAGGAAATTATGATTAGAATTTATTTAGATGATGTACGAACTCCAGTTGAAACTGAATGGGTAGTAGTCCGAAATTATGAAGAGTTTGTACATTTAGTTAAAGAAACTGGGTTAGAGAATATCGAAGTAATTTCTCTTGACCACGACCTAGGTGATTCGGCTATGAGTGAATACTTTAATAACGTAAGTCCTAATTATATTTTAGATTACACGCATATTAATGAGAAAACTGGATATGACTGTGCTAAATGGTTAGTTAACGAGTTTTATGATAGGAATCCAAAGTGGAGTGACTTATCACGAGACGTAAAGCGAGGTAAGCCTTTTCAATTTCCACTAGTCTATACTCACTCAGCTAATCCAATCGGCAGTGCCAATATCATGGGTTATATTAATAACTTCTTTATGAATGAGGCTCAAGCCCAAACTTGTGTACGAGTAACTATTACTCACACAGTATAAAAATATTTTAAATTATGGGAATACTTACCGGAATATTGATATGCGCAATATGTGCTGTCATAGTATACATGGCATTTAAACATGTATACTATCATGAAAAAAATGATAAGAAGCTAGTTAAGTCAATACTAAAAAACAAAAAAAGTAAAAAATAATATGCAAATTGTCAAAAACTTTGTGTATATTAGCAAATATAAATAACTATACAAAATAACACCGTGATGCAAACACAAATGAACCATATTATCGAGAATTGCTTTAGCCAAGTAGCATATGCTAAGTGGACAGGCAATGACCGTGACTTAGGGTTCAGGCGTTGATAGGTATTATAAAGTTAGTAACTATGAAAACACTGAGCCCGAACCCAAAAAGTTCGGGTTTTTTGTTTTTACAGAATAGGTTCTTTGACATGTTGGAAAGTATTTGGACAGGTAGCTCAGTAGGTAGAGCACAGGACTGAAAATCCTGGTGTCGGCGGTTCGACCCCGCCCCTGTCCACGTTGGCTGTAGCTCAGTTGGTTAGAGCGTCTGATTGTGGTTCAGAAGGTCGTGGGTTCGATTCCCATCAGTCACCCCATTGGAAGTTTGTCAGAGTGGTCTATTGTGCAGCTTTGCTAAAGCTGTGGATGTCAAAGTCCCGAAGGTTCGAATCCTTCAGCTTCCGCTTAAAATTGTTGCTGGTAGGTGGTGAAATTTGGCAGACACGACCTCCTGTCTCGGGGTTAAAGATCGGAAATAAAGCGAAAGCCTAATCCCTTTGTACTGGTTCGAATCCAGTCCTACCAGCAGTAGTTAAAAATTTGTAAATTACTTATTATGGATAATATAGACAAAGAGTTTTTAAAACTCAAAATACAGAAACAATTGGAGCATGATCGAATCGATCGTGCCAAAAGGATTAGGGAATATTGGGAAACTGAAACTACTCCATTTAAGGAGCCACATGAAGTTCCAACTATTCCTAGAGCAGAGCCCGAAGAATATAAAAACTTTTATATTCCTAAACTTATACAAAGAGGTGCAATTCCAAAACGCGACCTGATCCACGGTCAAGTTTATATTGGCGATACACGTAATGCCACTACTGCAAAATGGAATGCAGACCTGCAAGAGTTTGAATACTGGCGATATAAGTTCGGTAACACTTATATTGATACTTGCAATCATTTCGAAGATGATAATGGATTTGCCCTCTTTGTTCCTATCAGATTAGGAGAAGAAAAAGATTGGAAAAAAAGTGAATAAAAATTTTTTAGTGTCAAATATTTGTTTTATATTTGCTCTAATTCAATCGAACTGTAGCTCAGTTGGTTAGAGCACTCGCCTGATACGCGAGTGGTCGATGGTTCGAGTCCATCCAGTTCGACTTATAGTTTCTTAGTTCAATGGATAGAACACTTGACTACGGATCAAGAGATAAGGGTTCGAGTCCTTTAGGAACTACTATAGGTACAGGATGATCGTGGTGGTCGGATAGTCTGCAAAACTATTGGTGTTGGTTCGATTCCAACCTTGTACTCAACATACATGCCTGTGGTGAAATGGTATCATGTCGGTCTCCAAAACCGCGGTTAGAGGTTCGAATCCTTTCAGGTGTGCAAAATGTCTTGGTAGCTCAGCGGTAGAGCTCTCGACTGTTAATCGAGTGGTCGCAGGTTCGAATCCTGCCCGGGACGCCAATATTGCGGGATGTGTAGAAGATGGTTATCTCGTCAGTCTCATAAGCTGAAGTCCCCGGTTCGAGTCCGGGTCCCGCAACAAAAATGATCTCGTAGCTCAGTTGGCTAGAGCACCTCACTTTTAATGAGGGAGTCGATGGTTCGAGTCCATCCGGGATCACAAATGTAAGTAGAATATAGAAATGGCGAGTTCAGTATTCCTCCCAATTACGCCTATGCAAAGGAGGTCGAATTCTACTTACATGCATGCTTTCTTAGCTCAGTTGGTTTAGAGCATCTCGTTTACACCGAGAGGGTCGTAGGTTCGAATCCTACAGAAAGTACATAGTATAATTAAATTAGTATAATAACTGTATGAGAAACGAATTTGAAAAATACGCGATGAGTAAGCATGGCATTTCTTCACTGAATATGCACTACCATCAAAAACAGATTGAGTCGTCAATGACTCCTTATATTTTAGAAGAGCGCGAATTACGTGCAACTCAAATGGATATTTTTTCCAGATTAATGATGGAAAGATTAATTTGGGTAGCCGGGCCAGTCAACGATCATATGTCGACTATTGTTCAAGCTCAGCTAATGTTTTTGGATTCAGTTGATGGATTAGATATTACAATGCATATTGATAGTCCAGGCGGAAGCGTTAAGAGTGGTCTTTCAATGGTAGATGTAATGGACTATATTAACTGCGATATCAAAACAGTTAATACTGGAATGGCTGCATCAATGGGATCAGTGTTGTTAGGAGCAGGAACAAAAGGAAAGCGCTCCTCACTAAAACACTCAACTACAATGTTGCATCAGTCTTCAGGCGGTTTTAGCGGAAATATCCAAGATGCTGAAATCGATATGCAAGAGTGGCAAAAGGTAAATGCTGAGTTGTTTGTTTTACTAGGTGGATATTGTGATAAAGATCCAGAACAGGTAAAACGGGATGCAACTCGAGACTTTTGGTTAAATGCAGAAGAGGCCAAGGCATATGGAATTATTGATGAAGTAATTACAAAAAAGCCTAGAAAATAATAATTGGGAGTATCGCATAGCGGCAATTGCCAGGGACTGTAAATCCCTCCTCATTCGAGTTCGGTGGTTCGAGTCCACCTGCTCCCACAAAAAGGTCTTTGACATATTGGAAAGTACACTGTCCTGTGGTGTAAAGGCAGCACATCTGGTTTTGGTCCAGATAATCGAGGTTCGAATCCTTGCGGGACAACATGGGGCTTGTGGAAGTCCAAGAGTAGGCAAGTAGCTTATATCCACAATGGTGAAGAGAACCCTTAGTTTATAGATGGTTACTATAAATCAAGTAGACGTCACACTTCACCTATTTGCCTCCTTAGCTCAGCTGGTAGAGCAACTGATTTGTAATCAGTAGGTCGTTGGTTCGATTCCGACAGGAGGCTCAATACAATTATTAACCTGTTTATAGTATAATAACTATAATTAATAATTTAAATAAAGTATACCTATGCAAACATTAGCACAAATCCAAGCAACACTTGACGCGGTTCAAGCAGATGCAGTAAAGTTTTTCGAAAGCGGAAACAAATCAGCTGGAACGAGAGTTCGTAAAGCCATGCAAACTATCAAAAGTCTAGCACAAGATGTTAGAGCTGAAGTTTCGGCTAAGAACAACGCTTAACCTATTGAATTTTTTAAAATTCAACTAAGTCTACTCCGGTCGAGACTATAAATAAGGATCGGAGATGGGGGTGTAGCTCAGTTGGCTAGAGCATCTGCCTTGCACGCAGAGGGTCGCAGGTTCGATTCCTGTCACCTCCACTACAAATCTTACATAAGACGGGTTAGCACCGTTGAAAGAGACCTTGGCTTCGTGGGAGTAATTACCCAATGAAGTATACATGACCCAAGGTATTATGTGATGGACCCTGCTCTGTAGTGCACTTACACCAGGTGAACAGTAAACTATGTTCAATCAAATCCACAAGCATGGTGAGCATGCAAGATTTGTTTTTTGGCCCCATCGTCTATCGGTTAGGACGCCAGGTTTTCATCCTGGAAAGTCGGGTTCGACTCCCGGTGGGGCTACACAATTGGTCCTGTAGTTAATCGGCTATAACGCCGCCCTGTCACGGCGGTATGCCGGGTTCGATTCCCGGTGGGACCGCAACTAGTTAGGAGTCCATTGGTTGGAGGCACCTCCCCAAGGTTGAGTACAGTTAGGCTGACTCTTTATGGCAAAGCTGGAATAGGTTCGAATCCTGTCCTGACTACAACAGTGTCTCGGTACGCTCTGACGAAAGTTAACGACGAGGTCCCGGCAGGCAGAAGGCCTCTGATCCTGCCCAAAGCTGCGAATATCGTATAGTGGTTATTACTCCATCCTTCCAAGTTGGAGACGACAGTTCGATTCTGTCTATTCGCTCAAAAAGTTTTTAGGTATATTAAAAACTATTATTAACTAAGTAATACAATAAAACATGAATATCACAAAAGCACTTAAACAGAAAAACAAATTAGTTTCAAAAACTAATGAGTACATTTCGCATGTTTCGGCGTACAACTCGATTCAAGAAGGAACTACACGTCCTTATGATGCAAGAGAAGCGTTGGAAAAAGCAATGGCGTCGGTTGATGAATTAGTTGCCCTAAAAACAGCTATTCACAAAGCTAACTCAAAGGTTTATGATAAAATCTTTAAATTGGCTGAACTAAAATCTTTGGTTTCTAAATTGAAAAGTTTGGATTGCAAAGAAGGAATGCACCAATCATATCGAATGGATGCTCCAGTAAAATACACTACACAAATCTCAATTGTTGAGAAAGACCAGTGGATTGAAAAATTGGAGTCTCAAATCGAGATGTTGCAAGAGGAGTTAGAAGCTCACAATGCAAAAACCAAAATTTAAAATATAGGGGAGAGAAAAGAGTGAAGGGGGATCGGTAGCAACAAATGGCCACAAGCTATTTCTTACATACTAGCTATCCAATCGATGTTAAGACGAAGACACTGAATTCAAAGTTCAAGATTCAAGTAATTCAAAAATGGGCAAGTCAAAACACAACAATCTTTCAGCGAAAATTTTTTCGGATCTCTTTTCAAACCCTTAATTTTTTTTTTACTTTTATTAAACCGATATAGAATAAAGTAGGTATAATAAATAAGTAAACACAAAATAAGTTCTTTGAATTTTATTGATATATGTAGCCTAGCTTGCTAGGTTGCAACACGGTCGCCTATGATCGTTAAATAAATCTGGAAACAGATATAAAGTGGAGCTATAAGACTTATCGGCTCTGCGGTTTCGCAAGGAACTCAAGTAGGCAAGCAGGATATCAGAAGTCCTGAGTATCTGAGGGTAACACTGTAGGAGAAATGGAATGCTGACTAGGCGATGTGGGTCGTTTAGTTGAGAGGGGAACCTCAATAAGATTAACCTGTAGGATATTTGCAAGGAGTGGACTCATCCGACTCCATGATTGCGAACTCCAATTTAATGGGAACCTTAAAGTCGAAAGACAAGTTGGTGTACAGACGGTGCTGTTACTAACCTTATCATCAGTCTACCAAGGCTGCAGTTAAGAGGAATCCGGAAAAATTGAGGTAGGGATATCTCAGAGAGTAGTTAAGTATCGACCCTGACAAAATCGGGGTTGGCCTAATGACGAGCCACTACTTTCATAATCCACAGAGTCAAAAACTTTGGAATAAAGTTCTATTGGTGAATAACTAATCCAACCCAAAAAACAAAGCTTAAGCGCTCGTCAGCTGCGAACGAAAGGTGCCTACCTAGTAACTGGTTGTCAGTTGCCGTAGAGGATCGCAAGTCCAATACGAGTTCTCAGAAAAATCTATAGCCTCGCAAGGGTTAACGGGATCGGCAGATTCTGGTAGATATAATATGAGGAGAGTAGTTCAAACCCGCAGCTCAAGGAGTGGTACACCTAAAAAACCGGCACTGTTAGAATAGAGATCAAAAGTCTCTGGATAAGTAGGGAAACAATAATCCTATGTAAAGATCTAACGTTAAAACGTATAATCTCAGCGTTTTTTTACTTTCCAACAATCACATCTTGAAAATATTATATCGCGGGGTAGAGCAGCCGGTAGCTCGTTGGGCTCATAACCCAAAGGTCGTCAGTTCGAGTCTGGCCCCCGCTACTAAAAAGAAAAAGCCGCAATTAGCGGCTTTCTGTGTTTATCTAGTTTATTATAAGTTATGCAATAGTTGATGCATAGTCTAGTGCTCTTGCATAACCTCTTGCACTATGGCCGGCACGAATATCTGTACCCCATCCAGCATTGGCTTGAACATAGTCAGTAACAGCAGATTCTAAATTATTGTAGGAGTTTAGGTCTTTACCCTTTCCTTTAAAACTATTAATAAAGTACAACATTGCAAATTCAGCTGCAATATTTGGATCTTCTAGTAATTCAGGTTCCTCAACAATATTAATTTCAGTACCAGCTTTAAGCTTACCCATTTTATCAAATAGGTCTTGCAGTTTTTTATAGTTAGCCTTAAATGTTATTTGGTTAAATCCACGACCTCTATATCTAGCCCCATCGCCAGGTTGAGTATTGCCGTATTTTACACCACGACCAGTTGGATCGTCTACTCCATATACTCTATCCCAAAATTTAGTAGGCTCTTCTTTTAGTGCAGTAAGTTGACTATCGGAAAGATCTGCTACTCTTGCACCATATACTTCTCTGATTCTTGAATTTGAAGTATTACTATAGTCCCCTTCTGGAGTTAAGTTTGAACTTTCTTTTGAAATTACACCAAGAATTGCTTTTCTTGCAAAGTCATTTGTAATTCCATGTCTTTCCATTGCAGCCTCAAGCGCTAAGACGTTTTCTGCTGGAATTTTCTTGTCAAACTTTTTAAATTTAGTAGACGACTTAGCAGAATCTGATTTAGATTTTTCTTTATCATCAGCTTTAGTATCAGTCTTTATACCTAGGGCAGAAGCAGTCTTATCTATAACTGCAGCTGCGGTTGATCCAGGTTCTGCAATTGAAGTTACTGAACTTGGTGCAGGCTCAACTGCCTTTCCGGTAAATGCCGATGTTGCAAGATCGCCAATCCATCCTAAAAATGAAGTGTCTTCATTTAATCTTTGCCATGACTTAAAGTCTCTAATGTTTTGTCCCATTAATAATTAGTTATTTCTATAAATATTTATCTAAGGAAGATAACCCAGTTAACAAACGTAGTATAATAACTTAGTTATGCCGACGTGATGAAACAGGTAGACATGAGAGACTTAAAATCTCTTGGGCAGTAATGCCCGTGCCGGTTCGATTCCGGCCGTCGGTACCAAAAATAACCTCAACTAAATGTCAGAGGAGCTTACTAAAGAAGAGCGAGGAAAAATCCTTGCTGAAATGATGCGATTAGACCAAGAGGCTGGTTTATATGATGAACCGGTTGAAAATCCACTAGTCAAAGAAAAATTAAAGGACACTAATTATTATAAATTTGCTGGCACTGCGCCAGACGGATTTGTCCTGATTCCAACCGAAGTTATCGATATGCTAGATGATTTTGAAGAGTGGAAGGATTTTAAATATAGAAAGTTTGAATGGATAGAAGAAAAATCCAAACAGGTTTTAAGAGTAAAATAAAATAAAGAAAACGATGATTAATGTAATTTATTTCTCAGCGCCATGGTGTGGACCATGTAGAACATTTGGTCCAGTTATGGAAAAAGTAGCTGAACAGTTTAACGAAAACGATTTAGTTGAAATCACTAAAGTAAATGCGGATGAAGATCCAGATACAGCAGCCCTACATGGAATTAGATCAATTCCTGCCCTGGTATACTTAAAGGCAGGCGAAACTGTACACCAATCGGTTGGCGTAAAATCCCAAGCAGATATTATTGAAAAAATTAATGAGCTATTAGCTTAATAAATTATGAATGAACCTATATTAGGAGTACATGCATTCTACTCAGGAGATGTAGATGAAGGAATATTTAAATCAGTTAATTTACTATGTCAATTAACGTCAGCTCTGTATTGGAGAAAAAACTTTGGCCCAATTGGTCTCTATATTAGTCCCGAACGAGAGGCTCAGCTATTTCACTATGGTCTGCACAATGCCTATTCGTTTGTTGATACTATCCACCATGAACAGGTGTTAATGCGAAGTGATGATAGATTTTGGGCATATCCTAAAATGCTAATTGCAAAACACGTTTCACTAGACTTTAATAAATTTTGCATGATCGATACCGATCTCTATATTAAATCTAGAGATTTTTTTAATATTGATGCACAAATATTAACTTTCCATGGTGAAATAACCGATGCTGACAAATATCCAGAAGTTGGTTATGTAAATGGCGATGACCTATACAAAGTTGCAGAGTTAGAGAGTCCAGTTGAAAAATGGTCGCCTAGAGCAGTTAACACGGCAATGCTGTATTGTAATGGAGCTAGCGAATTTATCCATGAGTGGATGTATCATGCAGAAATGATCGTTGAAAATAGCGATAAGTGGAAACCTATTATTGGAGCAGGCGATCAGATTTTTATAGAACAATACCTATTGTCTAATTTAGCTGAAGCCCGAGGAATTAATATTGAAACTTATCTTAAATCAGACTGGATTCCTGGCAAAAAGATTAATGTGACCCACCTAGATCCAGAAATGGAAGGTTGGATTCACACCGAACCTCTTGATACAGTTAAACAGAAATTTAATAATGTTTTACATATATGGGGTCTAAAGCATAACTTAAATTATGCAATCGTTAGGCTTCAACTTTTAGGTAAAATTCTTGAAGATTTAGATAGAGATTTTCCAGGAATTGACCAGTCATATCCAGTTCTGTTAGCTGAGGCTAGGGAATTGTACAAAGACCAAACTGACTATAATCTAGGTATATTGACTAAAGATACACCTAAACAAATAAAGAATGGAAAATCAAAAAAACTTCGCCCAACACCTAACAGAAAAAGCAACAGCCCTTCTTAAAAGAATTGGAACAGTTGCAGTTTTAGCCAGTGCACTAATCGCAGGATTTTGTATTGGTTATTATTACGAATTAGCCTTAAACAAAGTTAAAGGTGAAGCTTGGAGAGAAGCTAGATCTCTTAAAAGTACGTCGATTGCAGTAAATGAAAAGGAAGAGCTATTGATTATCGATAGAAAGACTGGAGTTTATACAATTTACTCAGACTCAATCGGACGTGTTATTTTTAACATATATGCACAAAAAGCATATGTAAATGCTACTGGCCACTAAAATTAAAATTATGGGAGTAAATTCATTTAAAACTCTCATTGTATTGGCTGGAATATTAGCATTTGGTTTTCTTTGGAGACTATTTAATACTGAACCAACTAAAGAGCTAAGCAGCGGAACAATCAATGAGAAGTCACCGCCAAGTTTAGCTCTTTATTATTATCTAGAGAAATATTCAGATGAATATAATGTTCCATTCCATATTGCAATGGGAGTGGCAAGGGAAGAAACAGGTTACCATGGTCCATTTGATTGGAAATACAATCCAAAGCTAACTTCATCTGCTGCAGCGTATGGTGCAATGCAGATACAGGTACCAACTGCAAATTTTATTTGGGATGAGCCGATAACCAAGAAACAATTACTAAATAACCTTGAACTAAATGTTCAAATTTCAATGAAACTTTTGGCATATCTGTATAAAAGATATGATAGTTGGCCATTGGCGGTTGGCTGTTATAATACAGGTAGACCAATGGTTAACGATTACGCTAGACGTATAGTTAAATAAAATAAAGCAACATGGAAAACTGGGATCCGAACGAATATCAAGGTCGTAGCAAAAAACAAGTTGAAGGCAATGAATCAATAGTGACAGCCGTATTATTTACTGGTGCAGTTATTGCAATAATTGTCATTACAATCAAAATACTATTTTAATGAAAGAAAACTCTAAAGAAAAACTGCACTCAATCCTAAACCTTATATTCTATGTAATGGTGGTGGTAAATTTTATTTTTCCAATCTCACTAGTAACTCTATGTACTATTGCGCTAGACCACTTGGAAAATGTACACTGGTCAATTTATTGGGCTATTAGAGTTTCGCTGTGTCTTGCAGTTGTAGAAACCTGTGCCCAGCTAATCCGAACTGTGAAACTTTTTAAAAATAAGAAGTAAATAATATTGAAGAAGAGAGATTAGAGCCTCTCCTTGTTCGCCTCGGGTTAATAGCCCTTGAATGATCGCATGGTCATAAAGAGGTAAGCAAAAATATAAATCTAAAATGTATACACTACAAGAACAAAAGCGTTGTTCGGTGAATATCACCAGCAACAAAAACCGTATTAAACAATACGAAGACTCTGTCTACCTAAATGACGGACAACAATTTGAACTGGAAATTTTTAATCCCCATCAGTTCAAAGTACTAGCAAAAATTTCAATTAACAGTAAAGAGATTTCTCAAGCTGGTCTAGTTATTAGACCCGGCCAAAGAATTTACCTTGAGCGTTATCTTGATGTTGCTAAAAAATTTAAGTTTGAAACATATGAAGTTGAAGACTCTACAGAATCCAAAGAAGCTATTGCTAAAAATGGACAAGTTAAAGTTGAATTTTTCTATGAGCTGAACTTAAGAGGAAATTACTGGTATGGTAATTCAATGACAATTAATTCAAATAATTGGGCTGGAACAACTATAACTACTAATACTCCAAGTATCTATTGTACAGGAACCAGTACAGGTTCGCTTGGCTCAGGTATAAGTTATACTAGCTCAAGTGCAGTAGGTAATTTAAGTTATGGTGGAACCACTCTCAACAATGTTTCAATGCCAGTAGCTGGATCAATTGAAACAGGTAGAATTGAAAAGGGTTCTAATTCAAAACAAAAATTCTCTGAAGAAAACGGATCTTATAATTGGTGGGTTAACGAAACTTTAATTATAAAACTCCTACCACTTTCAAAAAAACCATTAGAAGTTGCTGAGATACGTAACTACTGTGGCGGATGCGGCTCACGTATCAAAAAATCTAGTTGGAAGTTTTGCCCTAGTTGCGGCGAATCTTTAGACTAAAATAAGAACAGAGAGGCTCTAACTCAATTCTTTTTAGTATAATAACTCTATACACAATAAAGATGGAAAATTTATTAAATGAAGCACTAGGCTTTTCGGGTCGAATGATTTCGGCAAGCAAGAGCGGTTATCGAGATCGCAACCCAAACAACTTTGCAATATTTAATGCAAACGTATGCACTGACGCTGGAAAACTTTGGTGGGGAGATATTGATCTTACCCTTAGCAAAGATGCACTTATTCAAGCGGCAGTCGCTGAAGGTCAAACTATCTATGTTCTATATGAAATGGATGGTAGATTTGAAAATGAAGACTCTCCTAAAATACATGAGGCAGTGGTTCGATTTTTACCAGACGGCACAGTTAAAATACGAGAAGACCTGCAACAATATTACACACTTTAAAAAATATGAAACTATACTTACTTAGAGGATTACCAGGAAGTGGTAAATCAACCCTAGCCAAAGAATTAGGCGGCAGGCACTATGAAGCAGATATGTTCTTTGTAGATAAGGATTCTAATTATAACTTTGATGCAACTAAATTGAGTGAAGCTCATGCTTGGTGTCGTCATTCAGTAATGGCAGAAATGAAAGCTGGCGAACCTATTATTGTAGTATCAAATACCTTTACTCAAGCTTGGGAAATGTCAGCCTACTTTGATTTGGCTGAAGAACTTGGATATCAAGTATTTTCTCTAATAGTTGAAAATCGTCATGGCGGTAAAAATTTACATGGCGTACCCGATGATAAGTTGGAACAAATGAAAAATAGATTTGAATTACAACTACTTCCAGTAAAAGAAATTAAAATGGAAGATGTATTCAATGATGAGAAAAAAGAAGATCTTAAAAAATTTATAAACGAACACAAAAATGGAAAATAATAATTCAGTGTGCTTTGTTGCAACAGTTAAGGAAATTAAACCAATTGAAGGTGCTGATAAAATTGAATTAGCTGTAGTTGGTGGATGGAACTGCATTGTGCAAAAAGGTCAATATAAAGTTGATGATTGGGTAGTTACTGCAACAACCGATGCAGTAATTCCAATTAAGCTTTCTGATGAACTTAATGTTACAAACTATCTTAGAAAAGGTGGTAGGGTCCGTACTGTAAAATTACGTGGTGTTTATTCTGAATGTCTAGTGATTCCGTTAAAGCATATTCCATTCATGGAAAACTACTATGAAGGTAAGGACATGATGTATGCAATGGATATTTGGAAATACGAACCTCCAGTTAAACAGGTTCAATTGGCTAGCGGTAAAAAGATTAGGTATTCCGAAAATCCAAACTTTCATATCTACTATAAATTTCCAAATGCAAAAAATGTACCAGGAATGTTTACCGAAGAAGATTGGGTTGAGATTTCTCGTAAGATCCATGGTACTAATGCAAGATACGGTATTGTAAAGAAAAACAAACTTTCCTTATTTGATAAAGTAAAGAAATTATTTGGTGTTAAATGGGTCGATTATGAATTTGTAGCAGGTTCACACAATGTTGAAAAGGGTTCTGACTCTCAGGGTTTCTATGATACTAATGTGTGGTATGATGTTGCCGATAAATATAACATTAAGGAAGTTTTATGGAAGTTTGCCAAGGACACCGAAAGATTCCCAGACGGTATTGGTATAGGCGTAGTTTTATACGGCGAAATTTATGGAGCAGGTATTCAAAAGAACTATGATTATGGACTAAAGGAAATTGAATTTGCAGGGTTTGACTTGGAAATCAATGGCAAATACTGTTCAACTGATGAATCTTTTAATTTTGTTGGAATTGAAATGGATTTACCTTATGTTGATGTGTTATATGTTGGAGAGTGGAATAAAGAAATTGAAGATATGTATGTCTTTAAGAATTTTATCCCTGGAACTAAAGTGCCACACGAAGGAGTTGTTGTAAAACACCACACCGGTGATCGTCATAAAGTTGCAAAGGTAATTAATCCAGACTACTTAATATATGCAGAAAACTGGGAAGTTGGTGACAGCCATTAACAAAATAATTGGGTATAATATTATTATGAAAAACACATTTAATAGAAAGGATGCGATCATATATTTGATCATAGCTCTTTGGTTAGGTGGAATTATTTGGGGAATCGCATATTCAAGCTAATTATATGAATCTATACATTTATCCTGGCGTTAGACAAGTAGAAGACGCCCAATTTTTAGTAGTAACCGAAGAAGGAGAAGTTCTCTATTCTCACATTTGTTCAAGTTATCTCTTTGCAAAAGGAGATTTAGTTGATAACAAGCCTGACCGAATAGATGAGCTTAACCAAAAGTATGGCGATGGTGGATGGACTCTAAGATTTATCGACGAAGAGGGTCAACTCGATATTACAGATGACCAGTTGTGGGAGCGTAATCAAGCATTCTATAAACCAAGTGCACCACCAATCGAGGGTCCTCTATCAGAGGATGCAGACTGTGGTTGCGGCCAATAATTTAATATGAATCCAGCAAATTTAAAACGATATATGCAAGTAAGTAGAACGGTAAAGGTATCTGATCAATTCAGAACAAATAATTTAAGCTTGACTCCAGGTGGGTCTGAAATTTCAATTACACTTAACACTGGACAAACCTTAGTTTACGATAAGATTAAGAGTCCCAAGAAATATATTCAAAGTCTATCTAACTACAAGGATATTGTTGCAGTTACAGTAAATGGCGAACCTTTTAATTTTTAAGAAATGAAAACATTTGAAGATTTAGAATTTAAAGATCACCCAAACCATGAGGGTGGCGTGCATGCCAAAATCAAATTTAGTAATGGATTTGGCGCAAGTATAGTTAAAAGCCCGTATTCGTATGGTGGAAAAAACGGGCTATACGAATTGGCAGTATTTGGACAAGACGGAGATATTACCTATGATACTCCAATTACTAGTGATGTATTAGGTTATTTATGTGAAGCTGAAGTAACCGCAACCCTAGCTCAAATTCAAGCTCTATAATATGGCAAAGAAGAAATCTCCAGAAGAAGTAGCACAGGTTCTCATTGATAAAATGTTTGAGCTAGCCGGTCATGAAGTTAAATACGCAGATATCGTTGAGCGCAAAGACAATTGGTTTTGGGATTGGACTATGACAATGGAACAGCGAAATCAATGGATGGAATGGGGTGTTGACTACTTACGTAAAAACAATAGATATACAACCAAAAAGCAGGCTGAGATCAATATGAGCTGGGTTGATATGCAATGGGGTCTTAAAGTATCAGATTATGAGCACGCTAACAATTAATACAGATTCAAGTCACTTGACCATGCAAGGTTCAGGTAAAGTTACTATTAAGAGTAGTATTAAGATTGCTGGCAGCGGGACTCATTTACCAATTGAGTGTACTGCAGATTTTAGTACTATTCCAACTCATTTGCACCAAGTATATTTTGATGCATTTAAGTATCAATACAATAGCCAAGTAAATGTTCATAATAATACTGAGCCTTTAACAATCAAAGAACAAAAAAGTGAATGGCGCTTGAATAGGATAACTAATATTATTCTTAATGCAATTAAATCAAAGAGGTAATGAGCAGATACACCAAAAAACTGGATAGTGGACAAACTATCATATACGGCTGGGACCATGCGCTTGGATATTTTTATGATGTCTGGGAAAATTATGGTACCAAAGAAGAAAAATGTATTAAGGATCGATGTTCCCTCTTCGGCATGTCTAAAAATGAATTAGTTGCTGCAATTAGCGAAATCAAGGCAAATCCAAATTTTATGCAAGCCCTTGCATTGGACCTGCCAGATTAATTTAATGTTATTTTTAAAGAAATCTCACATTTTTAAAAACTTATAGTGGACTTGTTGTTAAATAACTAAAATTAACAACTGTTATTATGTCTATACTACTAAAATCACCAATTACCATTGACGATACCTATATCGGCAAAAGTTTTACTATGGTAAATTCTAGAGGTGAAGAGGTAGAAGACACTGTCAAAGAGTTTGTAACTATTTGGATGGCAAAAACTCATAGGAAAACCAACACTAGAGTTTATCGACCGCAGTTAACAGTTAAAAGCCCCAGTGAAAAACTCTATCCACTGGCTGAGATCTATTTTCATCTCGATTAATCCATTTCTTATTTAGTAGTATAAGACCATTGTAGCTAAGACACAAAATAATCTAAAAACAATGGAATTAACTTCATTCGCTTTAGGTATGCTAACGATGGTTGCTATTGCATTTGCAGTAGTAGTTGTTATTGGTTTGCTTAAGGTTAACAGACAAGCAAAGCAGATTGAAAATCTGCACC